CATCAAATGATTCCTCATATTGAGGTTAAGATCATGTTTAAGACGCGTCTTGTGGATCTTGGTAATTGCATGATTACACACGTTAATGAATGGAACAAACCTCGCACGTTCGAGATACAGTTGAGGAAAGGCCGTTCATTGACGAGCACCTTATGCACGCTAGCACACGAGTTTGTACACCTTAAACAGTTTGCTAAAAATGAACTAGCAGATGACCATTCTTATTGGAAGGGATTCTACATTGATCCCGAAACAATCGATTATGACGATCAACCATGGGAAATAGAAGCATCATTCAAAGAACGAATCCTGTTTCACCTATACAGAGATGTCAATACGTCCCCGTCTAAATAAAGAGCAGCTAAATTTACTATCATTTGAACCTGTATTAATACAAGACTGGGTAACAAATGTCAGTAAGTATGGACCGACTGGTAAGTACTGTATTATAATGTTTCATCGATACAGACATAATGCACGTGTTGGTTTTTATAGCGATGAAGATGATATTCTCGATTTCATAACCAACACAATTCAACCGAAAGAATCATAATGGAAATTACACGCAGACAGTTACTAGATGCATTTAATGCTGCTGGTACAGATAAAGGGATCATGCACGGATATGATCAAATGTATTATGAAGTATTCAGCAAGCTGCCATCTATCAGTAAGATGCTTGAAATTGGTATCTTCAAAGGTGCTTCACTTAATGCGTGGCGGGCTGTTTTACCTGATGCAGAGCTCGTTGGAATTGATCGAACGATTCGTACAGATATCCCTCCAGAAACATATACAAACGCTCGTATCATCGAAGCAAACTCCGCTCGTTCTTCTGTTAAAGAAATCGTAGGTACGGGATATGATGTAATCATCGATGATGGTGACCACCGTCCAGACTGGCAGTGGCAGACTTTCCTTAACTTGGAAGGCTGCTGGGACCAGGTGTATATCATTGAAGATGTTATGAGCGCGGATAATGAAAAGCTGCTGCGTCGTCGCCTTGCAAGTAAAGGATATACGAAAATACAGACATACTCGTCCCTGCTTACACAGGCTCCGGTTCAAAACCGTGGTGTAATGGAGAAAATGGACTTCTTTGGTATTGTTGTGTATCGCTGATGATTGATATCCAGTGGAAGGGGAAAGTCGGATACGGCGATATCGTTTCCCCAATTTGTTATGCGCATAACCTGTCCTACAAGCTAGGAGAACGGGTTGACCTTACATTCAGATGGGACAGCGACTGCACGAAGAAGATACATCCATCTGATCCAGAAACGTTATGGGAACGCGCAAGCTATTTGTTTAGCAAATGCACAAAGGACAGAACAAACGTCAATCTGATCCATAAGTTCAACAAGCCCCTCAGTATCAACCACACCAATTACGATTGGGATATTATTGGCGGTGATCGCTTTCACAACTACTGGGTGCCTGTCAAAGAAAACAAAAACGAATCAAATGTTATTGTTGTCAACAGCACAGATAATAACGTAATGTCTCTTTCCCAGTATGGAAAGTCGTGGAAAGATCCAATTGCTGATAACTGGCTCTACCTGGTTGTATCACTGAAAGAGCAAGGATTTGAAGTGGTCACTGTTGATTATCGCACACCTATCGACTACCTTTACAATACTTTGCTGACGGCAAAGGGGTTCATTGGATATCATGGAACCGCAGCATGGGTTGCACGCATGACACATACACCTTCCATCCTCTTTTCGCAAGGCGGAAGCCTGACAAAGAATGCATTCTTTAGTGCCACAATACACAAAGGTGCAGACGAAATCGACCGTGTATTGAACGGTGTTGAAGGTAAGTTCCTACTAGCTCGTAATGATATTGCTACACACCGTGATGACTACTTCCGTAAGTATGCACCCGGTGTTAAGTTTTTGAGGAGTTTGACTCATGGTGTTTAATGTATACATTGGTTATGATGCACGAGAAGACATTGCTGCAGAGGTGTGCAAGTTCTCCATCCAAAAAAGACTTACAACATATGCAAATGTTCGTTACCTCAGAAGTAACAACGTTCTTGGATACGCACGTGTCAATGGCGGTCCACAGTCAACCGACTTCACATACACTCGCTTTTTTATTCCTTCATTAGAAGGCTACAAAGGGTTCTCCGTCTTTTGTGATTGTGACTTTTTGTTTATCGATGATATCAATGAACTGGTAGCATCGATTGATCCAACAAAAGCCGTCAGCGTTGTTAAGCACCCACGATACATTCCTAACACAGATATCAAGATGGACGGGATATCCCAGCACCCTATGCTGCGTAAGAACTGGGCAAGTTTGATGGTGTTTAACAATGCGCACCCATCCAACGCCATTTTGACACCAGACTACGTTAATACAGTAGAGCCTGGGCGATCCCTCCACCAATTTGGATGGTTGAAAGATGAGGAGATTGGTTCGATCTCACTTGACTGGAATACACTCGATGGATATTACGAGCTAGATAACCCACGCGCAATCCACTACACAGATGGTGGACCGTGGTTTGATGACTACAAACAAACACATTATTCCAATTATTGGTGGAACGAATACGATGACTACATTAACACTTGCGGAAAGCAACGAACTTTATCGGCTAACACATGAACAGCATTCTGATTACTTTGCTGGTTACTCTATCATGGAGTATGTGTATGAAATTGGCCACCTAATCAAGCATTCAAACGTAACATCCGTTATTGATTATGGATGCGGGAAAGCACGTGCATGGAAGATGTACAACCTCAAACAGCTTTGGAAGCTGCATGATGTTCAGTTGTATGACCCAGGCGTTGATGAGTATGCTCTAAAACCATACACACCACGTGATATGGTCATCTGTACAGATGTGCTCGAGCATGTACCAGAACATCTAGTAGACGAAGTGTTAGCAGACATCGAATCACTTGCTACAAAGGTTGTGTTTTTAAACATCTCAACACGACCAGCAAGCAAGAAGCTAGTGGATGGCTCAAATGCTCATGCAACGGTGAAGCCTGCTCACTGGTGGCAAGCGAAGATCGATAAGATGAACAAGTTGGTGATTACGCACTACACTTCATGATTTCCTGCAACGTAACATATTACAATGAGCCAACATGGCTCAAATGGTGGTACAAAACCGTCAAGAATATCAATGAGCAGGGATATGACATCATGCTCAACGTGTGTGATGATGGATCGCAACGTTTACCTGCTTCTGAATTCTTCAACAAACATGCACCTACCGACAAGATGCGATTGTTCCGTGTAAAAGAGGACATTGGGTTCAACTCACATGGTGCACGTAATTTGCTAATGAAGCAAACACTAACCAAATGGAACCTGATGTCTGATATCGATAGAAGATATCCAGAAGAAACACTGAAACAGTTTGCAGAGTTTGCTGATGTAAAACTACAGCGTGGTAATTACTACTCGCTGTTGGAAATGATCAGAACATCGCCAGATGGTTATTCTGTCAACGACTACATCGTTCATTCTGACGACTTTTGGAGAACTGGTGGGTATGATGAGGAATTTGTCAATATTCACTGGGGTGATAGGTGGTTCTTAGACACGTTGCGCCGGGTTGCAAGGCGTGTTCTTCTTCCCGACTGGAAAGTAAAGTATGTACGTGGTGCTCGTGAAGTAACATGGGCTGATGTACCAACTACCCAGTATCCGGATGATCAGACGTTGATTCATCCAAATAACAGGTGGCCTGATGAGGATTTCCGCTTTGGTTTGAAAGATAGAATCAAAGAACGAAACAAAACAGAAGAAGGTCGTATGTCCAAACAAGTAATCAATTTTGAATGGGAGCAGGTGTTCTAATGGAATCAGCAGCGATAACAGCGGAACGTACTGCGTACCGAAAAATCAAACAACTGCTTGGCAACCCCCGTGCAATTGCTGAACCACGTGGCAATGACATGGGGTTTCCTGACTTTGGGTTTACGTTTAAAGTCGAGGGGAAAGTCGTTGACTTGCATTTTGAGTTTAAGATGAACCGAAATGCTCCAATGGGAAGTAGTAGACGCTGGCGATTTGATGGCGAGAAGTTCACCGTGCCAGATGCAGAGCGCGAAGAAGAAATTTTGCTGATGCTCGCTATGAATAGCTCACCTGAATGTATTAATAACGGAAGACGCTTGCTTGGTGAACTACGAAAGCACTTTGATGAGCGTGTCAAAGACATATCCACATCAACATTCGGTGTTGAGCGTGATACCAAGGCCCGCCGCCAAAAGATGGAAGAATTTAAGAAAAAAGCAGGTATCCTTACGATTGCAAAGGGTATTGAGAATTCTGCTTTTGGAGCAGGCATCATTCAACGTTACCGTAGAAAGTGGCGTGAAGTACTACGTCCGAGTGCAGCATACAGTATGTTGTTCTTCGTGATTGGTGATAGTATTTGGTTTGTTGATGAGCTAGGATCACTCGATTATATACAGAAGCAAGGAATAGCTCGTTTGTTCGGTGCAGAGCAGATTCCGGAGCTAAAGGGATTAAGAGCACGGGTTGAAGCTCGAATAAGCCCAAAAATAACAGAAGGAAAGATGGATGTTATCGCAATTACGCGGCTAACAGGTGATCCTCAAACGCAAGGACTACAGATTTTCTGATTATAAATACCCCAGAGTTAGGCTAAGTGTAAACCTCTGAGGTATTATGAAACAAAAAGAAACAAAAAAGCCTGTCGTATCAACCGACAGCAACAAAATCGTTATCAATCCACCTGAAAAAACTGAACGCGAGCGTCACGCTGTTGTGAACGAACGTTTTGAACAGGCAACACAGATTGATAAAAAAGTAGGGATGGTCCTTCAAGCAAAGGCTTCCCGTGCAGATATCCCTGAACAGGTGATTCGTCAAGTATACGTACGTGGTCTAAATGAATTTGCTCAAATTGATGAGCTAAACCGCGATACACTGCATTCTTATCACACAAAGGCTGATAAGGATGTTGAGAAAGCACACCGCGTGCTTGGTCCTCAAATCAAAGCTGGCGATGCAAAATCCGCAAACAAAACAGGTCACAGAATCGACAAACGCCTTCGCGGCATTGATCGCGCTGTAGACCGTTTGAACAAAGAACAATATGCGATGAACCGAGTCAATTCGTTCATCGCTGGCGGCGCTGCTCTTTCCGAAGACGTCGATCTGATTCCAGTGATGGAAAAGGTTGGTATGAAGGGTACAGGCGGTGCAATGCGCCCACACATCCGCCGCGAAAAGAGCCCGTACAATGGCAAGACTATTTTCTACGTTGTTGATGCTAAAGGTAATACCAAGTTTTCCACATCTGACGAAATGGCTGCTAAGAAACACCTAGCAGCCAAGTATAACTCATACATGGCAGAAGAGGTCAACCTTACAGAGGAGCCAGACCACGCGAAGCAGATTGCCAAGCTAAAAGATGCTGTCAAGAAAATGAAGAAAGATATGATGGCTGCCCTTCAAGATCATAAGAATGAAATGAAGGAAAAAGAAACAGAACAAATGCCTACAGACGTTGACCATCAAGCTGCAATGACGCATTTTGCCACACAACACCGTCATGCTGCTATCAACGGCGATAAAAAGGCTGCTGCTGAGTATGCAGGTCATTATCACAACTACAGCGCTGCGTTGTCAAAATTGTACAACAAGAACTTGAAAACAATGATGAAGGGACAGCCAGCGAAAGCAAAGGCGAAGTAATATGGATGAACTAATCGAACAAATGAAGGTTGTGCTTGCTGATACAGTAGCCTTCGGAATGAAAGCACATCAGTATCACTGGAACGTAGAGGGTGTTGACTTCTATGCTAATCACAAATTCTTTCAACTAATTTACGAAGAAGTAGATGGTTCTGTTGATGGTATCGGAGAGCAGATCCGTCAAATTGATGCCTATGCACCTCTAAGCCCACAACGTATTGCTGAGTTGACGAATCTTGCAGACACCCCACCATCACCTGAATTCAAAGTGATGGTCCGTAATCTGTACAATGATAACAACACTGTTCTTCGCACTCTGATGGAAGCATACCGCTTAGCTGAAAGATACAGTGAAATTGGCCTGTCTAACTTCCTCCAAGACCGTGTCACAGCTCACAAACAACATCTGTATATGCTTCGCTCAACTCTGAAAGGTGATGAGTAATGTATAAATCATTAGAAAGCATTATTCGTGGCCGCACTCAGAGCGAGTCAACGTATAAAAGCTTCCGCTCAGCTCTGAGCTCTATCTACGAAAAGAAGATAGAAACACACTACCGCGATCAGATCGTCGTTGGAGCATACAAGACATCCAACTTTGAGATGTGCCCAAAGGCACAGTTGTTGTTTAGTAAGTTGCCAGAAGACATCGATCGTGATGCTGCAGAAAAGACTGCGGTGTTTCTGGATCAACTGTTTGCTTTAGAAAAGAGCGTGATCGCTAGTGATAAAGCAACAGGTGAAGACATTAAGCAAGCAGAAGCATACGCTGAAAAAGCAATGTTAATGGGTGCTGATGCTGATCTAACAAAGCAGCTTGGTTTTGTAAAAGACCACGTTGCTACGATTAAGAAACTCCATAAAGTGGAAGATCTTAATCCAAAGACATCAGTGTCTGATGAAGAGATTAAAAAGAAATTTACACGACCATCCCTTGCACAGACACCAGAACCAAAAGATATGGACATTGATAATCAAAAGTTCCGTATTTCGCGCAATCTGAAGATGCAACGCAAATTAAAAATCATAGATAACGACTAAGGAGAAACTAAATGATCAAAGATCTACCAAAGGGCCTATTGAGTGCTGTTGCAGCTATCAATCAGAAATCCCGCGAAGCTTACGTAGCTGAACAAGCTGAGAAGCAAAAAGTATATGAGTCCAAACTGGCACAGAAGATGAAAGCACCTCAAAAAGCAGGTCTTTCCGAAGCTGCTGAGGGCACTGCACCAAAGACAGACAAAGAAAAGCAACTAGCTGCTATGTCTGGCGACAAGACAAAGATCACCAAGGGTGATGTTTTGAAGGCGCGCGGTGTCAAAGAAAGCTGGGATGATATGCTCAAGGCTGCTCGTGAAAAGTCTAAGCCACAGCCTAACGGCGGTAGCGGTAAAAAGCAAGGCTCCTCATACGGTGGTAGCAAGCAAAAAGACGAAAAAGAAGTCAAAGAAGATGTCGACCAAATTGATGAATTGAGCAAGTCAACGCTAGGTAGCTATACCAAGAAAGCGGGTAAGGACCTTCACCGTCAAGAAAACGACATGATGGATGATAATAGCTGGAACCGTAAAAGCGATAGCGAACAAAACAAACAGTTAGCTAAAGTCGTGAGCCGTGATAAGGGCATCAAAAAAGCCGTCAATCGTTTGACTAAAGAAGATATCGATGCATCTGCAGCAGTGTTGCGCGCTTCTATCCAAGAAGGCGTACTGGGCACAATGAAGAAGTTGGCTAAGAAAGCTGTTAAGAAGGTCGGTGATACGCTTGGTCACGGTAGTGATGAAGACTTATTGAAGGATCTTCAAAAGAAGATGGGTAAGTCTAATCCACACGGCAAACGTAGCATGGCTTCGGAAGAAGTTGAGCAAATCGATGAGTTGTCAAAAAAAACTCTAAAATCATATACAAGTAAAGCAGCACAAGACGCTGTCGATCATGTTATCAAGTCTTCAAAGCACGATGATATTGTTGGTCAGATTAAAGCTCGCGGCGCATCTAAAGTCAACGATAATTTGACAAGCAGAAACGCAAGCGCATCTAAAAAGGCGATGGACCACGCAGTAAAGCGTGTTGCTGGTATGGAAAAAGCAGCAAAGCGTATGAAGGAAGAAGTCGAGCAAGTCGATGAAGCCTTGCGCACAGTCTCCACACATGGCAAAGGCGAAGGTGCTCACCACGCTGTTGTAAAGCGTGATGCTGAGTGGAATGAATATCAAGTTCACTTCTACAAAGATGGCAAGCACATGGGTGAAGGTCCAGTTAGCCACCACGATGACAAGAAGGACGCTCAAGACACTGCCGAGAGCGAAGTCAAACGCATGAATAAGAAAGCAGACTAATGAAAAAGTTTTCTACATTTATCAACGAAAACGTCGAGCAGATCGATGAGTTGACGTCAGAGTTGCTTGGTCGCTATAAGCAAAAGGCCAGCGCACAAGCATCTGAGAATGACAAAACCGCGTTTAGCGGAACTGTTAGCAACAAGCGCGCCAGCGAACTCCTCAACAAGTCTAACAAACGCTATAAAGGTATCATTAAAGCTACCGGCAAGCAGTTTGACAATGATATGAAGAAGCACACAAACGAGGAAGTCGAACAGATCGATGAGGTATCAAAGCAAACGCTTTCTAGCTATATGTCAAGTGCAAAAAAAGGCCAGAAAAAGGCAATGAGCAACATACTGGCGGGCTCACAAAATAAGAAAACAGCTCGTGATTACACCAATCGCACATCTGGCATCATTAAAGCTCGTGAGCGCATGAAGACAGAAGAGATCATTGTTACAGAATCAGCCAAACACAACGAAGTCCATGTGTCTGATGCGGGCGGTGGCAAGTACAAGGTACATGCAGTCGGTAAGAAGTTCTCTGGTGGTATTAAAGTCGGCGAGCACCTAACTGATACACATCTTGATGATGTTTCTGAAATGGGTGGCAAAATCAAAATGATCAAATCCAAAAAGGACTAATCATGCCCATCTTGAACATTGGTCAAATGGTCGTTAAAGGCGAGGAAAAGAAAGAAGCTACTCGCCAGATCAACAACGCGGCGCGCGCAAAGACGGAGGTTATTGAAGGCCGTCTGGTTCCCCGCGAAGGTACAGCTTTATTTGTCAATGGTCAACGTCGTACTATTGGTAAAAAATCACAGTACCTTTTGGATATGCTGACTTTAGACGACAAATAAATAAATAACAAATCTTAGGAGAACTTAAATGCCTTTATTCAAATCCGATGACCTTGCAAACAACGCGCCAAAGGGCAAGAGCGTTATTGCTGGTACTTCCGCACGTGGTAACGTTGTTTTTGCAAACACGACCAACGGTGCATTCGTAAACAACACTGTTAAAGGTCTGTATGGTATCAGCGTTACAGAAGCTGGTGTTGCGCCTGGTAAAGTTACCCACGCTGGCTGGAACCTTGTAACCCAAGGTACAGGTCCAGTTGCTGGTCTGACAATTGTTGCTGGCGGCACTGGCTACAAAAACACAGACGTTATCACTGTATCTGGTGGTGTTACAAACGCTTCTGCAACAATGGGTACCAACTCTACTGGTGGTATCACTTCTGTTGTCTTGGTGTCTGGTGGCACAGGTTTCATCAACACGTCCGCAACTACTCTAGCAATTGCTAACTCCACTGGTGGATCTACTAGCGGTTCTACTGCTAACGTTACATTCACTTTGGGTGGCCGTGCAAACCGTGTTCAATACGAAACACTGGTTGCAATGGGCAGCGCAATGAGCTCTAACGGTTCCGGTGCAATTCCTGGTATTAACTAATGGTTGATCGCGCACGGAAGATTTCTGAGCTAACGGCGACCACAAGTGTCGCCGGAAACGGTGTACTCGTTGTAGTAGACAATTCCGGCGACACTCCAATCACAAAAAAGATAACAGTGTCAAACCTGTTATCTAATAGTGCAAACGTCAAGGCAACAGCAATCACAACAACTACGGCACCATCTACTGCTACCAGTAACGGTACAGTAGGTGAAGTGCGATATAGTTCTGAGCACGTATATGTGTGCGTGGCTACTAATACATGGAAGAGATCGCCTCTCGAAACTTGGTAATATGACAGATAAACTTGACGAGAGCAACTTTTTGTTGTACGCAGCTAGACATTATGATAATCCACACTGTTACGACACCGAAGAATTTTATGATGATCTGAACCGCTTTAAGTATTTGAAGCGTTTATTCAACAGGTATGAAGAAACAGGCGAACTAAAAGAACGCTTGATTATCAACCATTTGACGGTAGTCTACAACATATATGGAGTCGAGCCCGCGACAAGAATGTTGTTCCTCAAGCTAAGAGGTCAATATCAATTACTGAAGCCATTTCTTGTGCTTATGGGGTATATGCCTGAAACGATTACAGGCATTGGTCCAGAAGCCCAAACCATAATCAGTTCTGACATCCACATGGATGAAAAAATAGTAGAAGTATTGAGACAGATATGAAATCATTCAAGCAATTTTTCGAGAGCGCAGATATGTGCAAAGTGTGTGGTCAAACACCGTGCAATTGCACCCATGTTAGTGAAGAAGTTGCAGTTAATAATGCCGGAAGTGGGAACGTGCCAGGTATAGGGGTTGGACCTCAAGGTGAACCTGGCGGTCGTAAAGCTATTATGAACAAGATGTTCAAGCGAAAGGCAGCTAATGTGGGTATTAAAGTTTCTACCTGATTGGATATTTTACACGCTACTAATTTCAGGATTTGCAGGATTAGTTTTAAGTAAGTTCGTCCCTGTATATTACAGAACAGCAGTACAAGCCGCATCAGCGGCTTTCTTTGTTTTTGGAATTTACATGGCAGGCGCTATCTACGATAACAATGCATGGAAAGCCCGTGTAAACGAATTAGAAAAGAAGGTTGCAGAGGCGCAAGCAGAGTCTGCAAAAGAGAATACAAAGATCGTGGAAAAGGTAGTCACAAAGCGCGAGTATTATCGCGAGCGCGGAAATGACATTATCAATTACATCGATCGAGAAGTCGTTAAGTATGACACATCATGTGAAATACCTAAAGAGTTCGTTGAAATTTATAATAAGGCAGCAACAAAATGAAATACATTCTTCTTGCACTGCTGTTGACAGGATGCACTACTGTACCTGTCGTTGCCAAGTTTCCAGAAGCTCCTCCACAGCTAATGGAAGCCTGTCCTGAACTACAAAAACTAAATGAGCAAGCGAAATTGAGTGACGTTTCTAAGAATGTCGCACTTAATTATTCTACATATTATCAGTGTGCCGTAAAAAATGATGCATGGATTGAGTGGTACCAAATACAAAAAAAGATATTTGAAGGACTCAAATAATGGAATTAACAAAACAACAGCTAAAAGAGCTGCTTCCAAAAAATCCATACATCGATTATTGGTATAATGCTCTTTCACAATTGCTGCCCGAGTATGAAATTAATACTCCACAACGTATTGCAGCATTCATCGCTCAGTGCTCTCATGAGTCTGGCGGGTTTACTGCACTTAAAGAGAATTTGAATTACCGTGCTGTAACTTTGAGAAAAATCTTCCCAAAGTATTTTCCTACTGATGAGATTGCAAGTCAATATGCTTCGATGCCTAACAAGCAAGAAGCGATTGCAAGTCGTGTGTATGCAAACCGCATGGGTAATGGAGATGAGGCTTCGGGCGATGGTTACAGATATTGTGGCCGTGGCCTGATCCAATTGACTGGTAAGGAAAACTATACATGGTTTGCTGCGAGTCTTGAAATCTCTGTTGAGGAAGCTGCTGAGTATCTTCAAACGTTTGAAGGTGCTGCTCAGTCAGCGTGCTGGTTCTGGGAAACAAACAACCTAAACCAATGGGCCGATAAAGGTGATATTCTTACATTAACAAAGCGAATTAACGGTGGTACTATCGGGTTAGAGGATCGTATTAAACATTATAAACACGCTTTGCATGTATTAGGAGTAGAACATGGCTGATGAAGTAAAACAAGAAGAAAAAGCACCAGAAGATTGGATGACCAAGAAGTGGCGTCCGATGATGGCAATGATGTACATGGTTTGTTGTCTGTTTGACTTCGCGCTGTTCCCAATCATGTTTACCGTTGTTCAATTCTGGGAAGTTCAAGCAGCAAACGATGCGTTCCGTCAATGGGTGCCGATCACACTGCAGGGTGGCGGTTTGTTCCACGTTGCAATGGGTGCTGTACTTGGTGTGTCTGCATATGGCCGTACACAAGAAAAGGTTGCTGGGGCTGCTGGTGGTCCTTCTTTGCCTGCCGGTCTACCGACACAAACAATCGCACCAACACCGGCTCCTGCGCCAGTGCAATACGGTGCTCCAGCACCGCAAATTGAACCGACATATATACCTCCAACTATCAATCAACCACAGGTTGTAGTAGGATTTGGCGGTAAACCAGCGCCTGCCCCAGCACCGCAACCACTCCTATAAGAGGATCCCATGAAAACCTTCCTATACGCGCTATGCGTCTCCGCAGGTCTTCTTTTCTCTGCCGGCATTCATGCCGCAGAAACAAAAGAAGTATGTGTTGACAAGACCACGAAAGATGGTAAACCTGTCAAAGGTAAAGACGGCAAGACAGCCCAAACATGCAAGACAATTAAAGTGCATAAGAAGCTAGAAGGCACGGCGGTACCGGAGAAGAAGTAAAATGGAAGACTTCAATACAGGGGCTCGAATAGCAGTGTTAGAAAACGAAATGAAAAACGTAGCTGCAGAAGTCAAGGAACACCGCCTTGACTCTAAGGAGCAGCATAAACAGATGATGGAGAAAATCGTCGAAATTGACAAGCGTCTAGGTGTCATCGAAAGATGGCGCTGGATGGTTGTCGGTGGAGCGGTATCGCTCGGCTACATAGCATCACACTTCTTCAAAAACTGACTGTTGACTTTTCAACGCCAAAGCCCTATAGTCCACCTGTCTTGGTGGAATAGCTATAGGGCTTTTTATTATGCAATGGATTGATGACAAATATATTGGTAGCATCTCAAACAGGTTGAGTATGTTTAAGCGCACCGACGATGGTGTGTATAATTTCAGGTGTATGGTTTGCGGAGACTCCCGCAAGAGCAAAACCAAAGCTCGTGGTTACCTGATTCGTAAAAATGGCAACTACTTTTTCACATGCCATAACTGTAGCGCAACGATGTCGTTTAGCCGTTTACTGGAGATTGTAGACCCTGAACTGCACAAAGACTACATCAGAGAGCGTTTCCTAGAAAATCGCCGTGCTAATACGGCTAATATTGTGGAACCAGCACCCGATATCGGGCGGTTCATTACTCCTAAGTTTATTAAGTATACGCAGCTAGCTGATCTCAAAAGGATTAGCCAACTGGATCCATCGCATCCAGCAAAGCGGTACATTATGAGTAGGAAGATCCCGTCTCCGCTCCACTCTCGCTTGTTCTATGCTCCTAAGTTTAAGGCATGGACAAATACCCTCATTCCCAACAAATTTGACTTGGAAAAGAAGGATGAGCCGCGTCTAATCATCCCGTTCATTGATAAGTATGGTAACCTGTTTGGATATCAAGGTAGGTCGTTTGGTAATGTTGAACCACGGTACATTACGATCATTCTTGATGAGGCGATGCCACGCGTATTTGGCATGGATAAGATCGATTTGGCAGAACGTGTATACGTTACAGAAGGACCAATCGATTCAATGTTCATTCCTAATTGCTTGGCAATGGGTGGTTCCCACCTTGATAAAACGACAGCAAAGCTTGGTCTCAAGCCGTATAACATGGTAATTGTATACGACAATGAGCCAAGAAATAAAGAAATCGTGTCAGCTATTGAAAAAGCAATTGATTTGGGGTATAATGTGTGCTTATGGCCGGAAGAAACCGTCCAGAAAGACGTCAATGAGATGATCCAAGATGGGTTAACACCCAAGCAGGTTCTTGCTATTATTGACGCTCATACATACAAAGGGCTGACAGCAAAGATGAAACTAACACAATGGAAAAAAGTATGATGATGCACTTTTTGAGTGAATATTATGGACGGGATAACGGACGAACAGCACAGATCCATGCAGATGGTTTTGGATACTATGTTCAGATGTATCAAGACGGTAATATGGTGAAGCGAGTGCCTCTTTATGAGCAATCGCGTGATTATGCAGAAGACTGCGCAGAAAATTGGATTCTAGGAATTATTAATGAGTGATTTGAATATTGAAGCAAAGCTGATTAGCTACAGCAAACCATCAAAAGAACTTTACAGCGAGGGACTTTATGATATCCAGGAGCTCATTGCATACTGTGCACGAGTTAGTAACCCAGCAAATCAGTTCAACACAGAGACAAGTGAGAAACTCATCAAGTATCTCATCAAACACCAGCACTGGTCCCCACTCGAAATGGTCTCAGCCTGTGTCGAAATCACAACCACCCGAGACATTGCACGTCAGATACTTCGCCACAGAAGTTTTAGCTTTCAAGAGTTCAGTCAGCGTTACGCAGATCCCACCAAAGAATTGGACTTCGTACTACGAGAATGTCGTCTACAGGACAACCATAATCGACAAAACAGTATAGAAGTTGGTGCGGAGACGGAAGACGATCGTTTCCTTACACGAGAATGGAACCGCCGCCAGCAAGAAGTAATTGACCTCGTTAAAGAGAATTACAACTGGGCTGTACAAGCCGGAATTGCAAAAGAGCAAGCCCGTGCAATCCTGCCAGAAGGTAACACCATTTCACGTCTATACATGAACGGTACATTGCGTTCTTGGATCCACTATATACAACTCCGGTCTGCCAACGGGACGCAGAAGGAACATATTGAAATTGCTAAAGCATGTGCACAAGTGATTGCAGAAATCTTCCCGCTCACCACGCAACTGGTATCAGAATAATAAAAATTGGAGTTTAATTAATGTCAAATGACACATATATGGGAGTAGAAGTTGACTACTCCCGGGATAGCCTATTCGATGTCCTAGGAATCAAGCGTCTCCAAGAATCCTACATGAAAGAGGATGAAACTAGCCCACAGCAACGTTTCGCCTTTGTATCAAAACAGTTCGCCACAGATGAAAAACACGCGCAAAGACTTTACGGCTATTCTAGTCGACATTGGTTGTCTTATTCTACCCCCATTCTGTCTTTCGGTCGTTCTGCCCGTGGTCTTCCTATTAGCTGTTTTCTTCCATATCTACATGACAGTTCAGCAGGGTTGGTCGATACTCTGTCGGAAGTTAACTGGCTGAGTATGCTTGGTGGCGGTGTTGGTATCGGTGTCGGTATTCGCTCTGCTGACGACAAGTCGGTCGGAGTGTTACCTCACCTTCGTACCTACGACGCATCGTCTCTCGCTTACAGACAAGGTCGTACTCGCCGCGGTAGCTACGCTGCCTACCTTGATATTTCTCATCCTGATATTCATATCTTCTTAGAGATGCGCAAGCCAACGGGTGATCCCAATATGCGCGCACCTAACCTGCATCACGGCATCAACATTCCTGATGCATTCATGCAGATCATCGAAAACTGCATGAAGGACCCCAATGCTAATGATGATTGGGAGTTGAAGGATCCTCACAACGGTGAGGTTCGTGAAGTAGTATCTGCTAAAGAGCTGTGGCAAAAGATCATTGATCTGCGCATGCATACTGGTGAGCCATACCTGCACTTCATTGATGCCTCAGTTCCAAAAGGATCTGGGTCTTTCGATTAAGCAAAGCAACCTGTGCTCGGAAATTATTCTACCGACAGACAAGAACCGCACCGCTGTGTGCTGCTTGTCATCTGTCAACTTGGAATACTTTGAAGAGTGGAAGAATGATGAGTTGTTCTTGCGCGATGTGGCGGAGATGCTTGACAATGTGCTGCAATACTTTATTGACAATTCCAATGACACAATCGCACGCGCACGTTACAGTGCTGAGCGTGAGCGTAGTATTGGTGTTGGTGCGTTGGGTTTCCACGCTATGCTGCAGAAGGCAAACATCCCGTTTGAAAGCGCACTAGCAAAGTCAATCAACAACCAGATTTTCAGTCACATTAAGGAAAAATTACATGAAGCTAATCTCGCTTTGGGTAAGATTCGTGGAGAAGCTCCAGATGCGCGTGGATCCGGCCAACGTTTCTGCCACGTTATGGCTATTGCTCCTAATGCAAGTTCTTCGATCATTATGGGCAACACTAGTCCTAGTATTGAGCCTTACCGTGCTAATGCATACCGCCAAGACACTCTTTCCGGCGCTCACCTGAATAAGAACAAGTACCTTGATCAGATCATTCGTGCTGCTGCAGATGGTAAGCCTGATGGTTGGTATGAGGAAGTATGGTCATCCATCATTGCGAACGATGGTTCCGTTCAGCACCTTGATTGGATGGATGAGTGGACAAAAGATGTATACAAGACATCGATGGAAATCGATCAACGCTGGATCATTGAGCACGCTGCTGATCGCCAGCAATATATCGACCAAGCACAGTCACTGAATGTGTTCTTCCGTCCTGATGCTGATGTTAAATACATCCACGTTGTTCACTTCCTTGCTTGGAAGTTGGGATTGAAAACGCTGTACTACTGCCGTAGCGAGAAGCTGGCAAAGGCTGATAAGGTATCAAAAAGGGTTGAACGTGTTGTAATGCCTGAAATCGATCTGCTGGCCGTTGCTGATGGTGATGTATGCCTGGCATGTGAGGGATAACATGAACCGTCGACCTCTAAACTTTATTACGAGGGAGAAGGAGTGGGAGTTGATTCAGCGATTGCTTACAATCGTTGACAGCTCCTCATTTGATCCTGCTGATACCGCAGTGATTATGGCATCACCAGATTACTCAGCAACAGTAGCCATGCATCTTGCCCATGCATGGTCACAAAAAGGTGAGATGCTTTCAATCATTCCTGTTGACGTTACATACCCAGATGAGGATTCAGCACCATACCGTGAAAAGATGGTAGAACAAGCAAAAGAGATTCGACAGTTTAAAAAACTAGTGCTTGTCGAAGCTGGCATCATTAGAGGTGGTAATTGGAAGTGGATGCTTGAAGTCCTTGATAATTGGGGCTACGACAGGAAAGACATCACACTTGTAGCAATGTGTGAAAACATATGGACTAAAGTCAAATCTGATTATGTCGGGGAATATTACAACGACGACAAAGAGGAGCTAATGTTCTACTTTGAAAAATACAACAAACATTGGCCAGTGAGGTAAAATGAAACTACTTAAATTTGAAGCACCGTGGTGCACAAAGTGCAAAACAGTATCGAAGGTATTGGAAGGGATGACTCTTCCTTTCCCTATTGAGGTTGTCAATATCGATGCCGACCGTGATACTGCATTACTGTACGGTATTCGCGGTATTCCACATATGATCTTGATGGATGAGAATAACACTATCATCACCCGCGTCGGTGGTGTTGCAACAAAAGAACAATTAACGGAGGCGTTCGGACTATAATGAAAAAACTTCTAGTATTGCTGGCATTCTTGCCACTATTTGCATTTGCACAAAAAGAAAAAGCCGGCGTCACATATGATGTTGTGCTGACACGTGTTATCGACGGAGACACTGTTGCTTTCCAGGCAAACTGGTTACCTGATCCATTGAAAAAGGAACTGTCGATTCGTGTATTCGGTGTAGATACACCAGAAAAAGGATTCCGCGCTAAGTGTCCGTCTGAGGATGCGCGCGGACAGGCTGCTACTGCGTTTACCAAGCAAGTTATTAACGCATCTACCAAGCGTCAGATCGTTATGATGGATTGGGACAAATATGGCGGACGCGTGCTCGGTGATGTTCTGTTAGATGGTAAGAGCCTGCGTGCCCAGTTGATTCAGAACGGATATGCTCATGAGTATTACGGTGAAGCTAAGACTTCATGGTGCGAGTAAGTGACATTCAAATGCTCGACATTTTCTCGCCAGAGATTGTCGAGCAAACCATCAGATACTATAATTCCATCGGAACGTATAGATCAGAAACGATGAAGAAAGCCGATCCAGGTGATGCTCTTGCCTGGATCGACCCTATTTTGAGGAAGCATTTTCCTGAGATTGGGGAGTTTATCGGCGGAAACTTCTACAAACACAAGTATCCATACCTGCCACACACGGACCACCAAAAACAATGGGGTGATTCGAGTATCAACATTGTTGTTCCGTTGTGGTTCATTGGATCACAACCATCCCTTGTGGTGTTTGATCAAACATGGTCAGGTCCTCCTGTTACATGGACGATGACATACCCGAAAAGAGACGGTGAAATAAGTTCATCTGTTAACGGCCAGCTTTTGGGCTGTCCTGGTGATTATGATATCGGTAACCATACGGATGACCATGTTGATTATGATCTTGCAATGGAGCATTTGCAGTTTCCAGAAGATTGTTATTATGGTATGAGTGGGGTAGCGTTTACTTTTGCGCCCGGATCTGCTATCATGTTCGATAACTCAAAAATTCATTGCACGAGCAAATTCATAGGCGAGAAGCTCGGCCTTTCACTTAGATACAAACCAAAACCCTTATGAACGCAAAACGAAAACTCAAACTAACCGATGAGCGCAGCTCATTTAAGCCATTTAATTATCCATGGGCATACGATGCCTGGTTAAAACACGAACAAAGTCATTGGTTGCATACTGAAGTGCCAATGCTTGAGGATGTCAAGGACTGGAAGAATAAACTTTCAGCAGAAGAGAAACAATTCCTTACACACATCTTCCGATTCTTTACTCAAGGTGACGTGGACGTTGCTGGTGGTTATGTAAAGAACTACCTGCCATACTTCCCACAACCAGAAGTGCGTATGATGCTGACTGGCTTTGCAGCACGTGAGGCATTACACGTTGCAGCATATAGTCACTTGATTGAGACATTGGGTATGCCAGAGTCTACATACAATGAATTCCTCGAATATGAGGAAATGAAGGATAAGCACGACTACTTCCTTTCGATTGCAGGTCAAGACGCAAGCACTATTGCTCAGCAAATTGCTGCGTTCTCTGCGTTTACGGAAGGCATGCAACTGTTCTCGAGCTTTATCATGCTGCTGAACTTCCCACGCCACGGCAAGATGAAGGGAATGGGTCAGATTGTGACATGGTCGATCGTTGATGAGACGATGCACGCAGAAGGAATGATCAAGCTGTTCCGTACGTTTATTGAAGAGAATAAGAGTATCTGGAACGATGAGCTCAAACAACAAATTTACAGTATTGCTGAAAAGATGGTTCTACTCGAGGATCGGTTTATCGATCTGGCATTCAGCTTGGGCCCTATGGCTGATCTGGACGCTGCTGACGTTAAACAGTACATCCGCTATATTACTGACCGTCGCCTCATTAGCCTTGGCCTTAAAGGAATTATGAAGGTCAAAAAGAATCCGTTGCCATGGGTTGAAGAGATGATTAATGCTCCTACGCATACAAACTTCTTTGAAAACCGTGCAACCGATTATGCAAAAGGTGCAACGAGCGGTTCCTGGGATAACGTGTGGGCAAAGCCTTAACACTTCGTCCTGACGGATATGTCTACGACATAGACTCCTACTTTCCTGATCTAAAAAGGGACGTAGGAGTCTCTTTGTCTGCAGGCATAGAGTCTACCATCTTACTGCACATCTTAGTGTCGCGGTATGGTGCTGATCGAGTAAAAGCGTTTTCCGGCGTTATTCACGGTCGACGTGAATGGGAAAACAGATATGCTGCTGAGATGGCATATAAAATGGGTGTGCAACACATTGCTGTGGATGATGACTTTACGTGTATGTCACCGCAAGAAGGTGCTCGTTTATACAAACACGCATTTGAGAAGCATGGTGTGCGGTCTTGGTTTTCAGGAGCTGCTAAACTAATCTACCATCCAACATTTCATACACTGCAAACATCCATCGAGCTGCGTAGGAAAGGCGTGTACCTTCCGTTTATCGACCTTCAAAAGCAGCATACTATTGATCTATACTATCAGTTTGGCGTCGAACATCTACTAAAAGATACTCATTCATGTACCGTGCATGATGGCACTCATTGCGGGCACTGCGTGTGTTGCTTCGAGCGAGTTAGAGGATTCAACGAACTCGGTCTCAATGATCCTTCTATATACGACTGTGGCTGGTATGAGGCGCTCCGGTTAGCGTATACCCCAGACCACGTTGTTAAGATCTGGTAGGAGACCCAATGATAGACCAAAATTCAGAACCACACATTTGCTATGAATGTGATGCAGAGTACGTAGTTACAACACCGTACGATGACATTTCAGTAGCATTTTGTCCATTCTGCGGTGCAGAAACAGCGGACAATGAAGATCTCGAAGAAGATGATGAAGAAGACTACGAATGACGTGGTTTTTAAATGATGTACAGTTTGATGAACCAGAAGAGCAGCATTACGGCTTTGTTTACCAAATAACAAACACACAGACTAATAAAAAATACATCGGTAAGAAGCTATTCTGGTTCAAGAAGACTAAAGTGTTGAAGGGCAAGAAGAAAAAATATCTTGCTCCGTCCGACTGGAAAACTTACTACGGATCGTCCGTTGCAGTAAAGAAAGATGTCGATGCACTTGGTGAGCAAGTATTCAAGCGTGAAATATTAAGGTTGTGCAAGAGTAAAGGGGAATGTTCTTACTACGAAGCCAAGTATCAGTTTGACGCAGATGTGTTAAAAAACCCAGACCAGTACTATAATGACTGGATTATTTGCCGGGTACACCGGAAACACATCGCAAACTGTTGACCTTGATGTATAAATGTGTATAATAGAGG